AATGTTTACTACGACATTAAAGACTATGAGATAGGAGTAATGAAAGAAGATATGCTACACTTCTTTAACCTATCCTTTAATGGATGTGAGGGTGTTAGCGTATTAAAAGCACAAAATACAACTATAGCAACTTCTATCGCAGCTAACGATACTGCTAATAGTTACTTAGGAAACTCTGCTCAAGTAGGTGGAGTGATTAAACATCCAGGTAAACTATCTAAAGAAGCTGTAGCAAGATTAAAGAACTCTTGGAATCAGAACTACTCTGGCTCGTTTGTAGCTGGTAAGACTGCTATTTTAGAAGAGGGAATGTCATTCGAGCAAACTAACATAGATGCTAACAAGTATCAGCTTTTAGAGACTAGACGCTTTCAAATAGAAGAGATAGCTAGAGTATTTAAAGTACCTTTATCTTTGATAGGACACTTAGAGAAAGCTGCAAACTATTCAAGTATAGAAGCATTAAGTATTGACTTTGTTAGATTTACTTTAACTCCTTATATGGTCCTTATAGAGCAAGAGTTAAATCGTAAACTATTTAGACAAAACGAATTTGGTAGCTTTACAATTAAGCTAGATGCTAATGCTTTACTAAGAGGAGATAGTTCTTCAAGAGCTACTTACTATAGAGAGATGGCTAGTATAGGTGCATTAAGCATTAATGAAATAAGAAGAATGGAAGACTTAAATAGAGTAGGTCCAGAAGGAGACCAACTATTTATGCCTTTAAACTTTGCTCCAGTTGGAGACGTAGAAGAGGAGGATAAAGAGTAGATGGCTTTATCTGATATAAATACAAAGCCAACTCAAGAGATGGCTGATGAAGCTGCTCAAGGCTTAGAGTGGAGAGAAGAGTTTGGTAGAGGAGGAACTGAGGTAGGTGTTGCAAGAGCAAGAGATATTAAGAACAGAGCTAATCTTTCAATAAGAACTGTTAAGAGAATGTACTCTTATTTAAGCAGACACGAAGTAGACAAAGAAGGTCAAGGCTTTTATAGTGGAGACGAAGGCTACCCAAGTGCTGGAAGAATAGCTTGGGCATTATGGGGAGGAGACCCTGGCTTCGCTTGGACTAAGAGAAAGATAGCTGAAATAGAAAAAGAAGAAAAATCTAATAATATGAAAAATAAAGAAGTAAGAACTATAGACGTTCAAGATTTAGAGCTAAGAATGGATGGCGATAATCCAACAGTAGTTGGCTACGGTGCTGTCTTCAATTCAATGTCTAATGACTTAGGTGGCTTTAGAGAGTACATTGCTCCAGAGGCATTTGAAGGTAGATTAGAAGATGACGTAAGATTCTTAGTAAACCACGATGCTAACTTAGTACTAGCAAGAACTACTAACAACACTTTAAGACTATCTGTAGATGAGAAGGGACTACGCTACGAAGCTGATATGCCTAACACTTCTACTGCTAGAGACTTAATGGAGTTGCTAAAGAATGGTACTATCAGCCAGTCTAGTTTTGCATTTACTGTAGAGGATGACTCTTGGGAAATGAAAGACGGTATGAACGTTAGAACTATAAACAAGGTATCACGCTTATATGATGTAAGCTCAGTAACTTACCCAGCTTACAACGCTGCAAGTAGTTCAGTAGCTTTACGCTCGATGGAAGAGTGGCAAGAACAAGAAGAGGCTAAGAAATTAGAAGAGAACTTAGCTAAGGAAAAAGAAGAGGGCATAAAAGAAGAAAAAGACTTAACGAAACGCTCCCTCGTTGAAATGCGTTTGAAGGTCTTAAAAAATAAATATTAATAATAATTTTCGTAAAATGAAAAACTCAAAATCTTACATAGAGGAGAGAGCTGTGAATATCGAAAAAATGGAAGCTATTGTTTCTACTGCTGAAGGTAGAGACTTAACTTCTGAAGAGAAAACAGATTTCGACTCTTTAAATGACAAGGTAGAAGAGCTTAACTCAATGGCAACTCGTGCTGCTAACTTTGAGAAGCTACAAGCTACTAAAGCTGTAAAAGAAGAAAGAGAAAACGCTCCAAAAGAAGTTCGTGAGTATTCTTTCCAAGAAGCAATGAATGCTGCTTACACTGGACGTTTAGAAGGTCTAGTAAAAGAAATGGACCAAGAAGCTCGTAACGAAGCTCGTTACACTGGTCAATCTTTCAAAGGTATTGCAATTCCTTCAAGTGTTTTAACTCGTGCTGCAGTAGGTACTGCTGCTGGTAACGCTACTGAAGTAATGGCTTGGACTGACCAACTAGAAGCAAACTTAGTTTTAGCTTCTGCTGGTGCTAACTTCTACTCTGGTGTGAACAATATGAAGTTCCCAGTATTTAGTGCAATCAACTCTGGATTCGTACCAGAAGCTGGTGGCTCTGCTCCAGCTGCTAACGGTACTGCTTCTAGTGTTACTTTAGACCCTAAGAAGCTTATCTCTATTGTAAATGTTTCTGCTGAGGCTTTAGCTCAAAACTCTGGTATTGAGGCTGCTTTAAGAAGAAATATGGCTGCATCTGTAGCTGCTACTTTAGAAGCTGCTTTATTAGGAACTGGCGACGTTACTAACGCTCCAACTTCTATCTTTGCTGACGCTGCAACTGGACCAACTACGGTTACTGCTGCTGATTGGTTTGAAATGGAAACTGACTTAATTGCTAACGGTGTACAGTTAGAAGGTGCAAGATTAGCTTACTTACTAGACCCATCTGCTTACGCTACAGTAAAAGGATTGGCTCAAGTAGCTTCTGTATCTCCTATCTATGATAACGCTAGAAAAGAACTTAACGGTTACTTCTCTTTCGTATCTCCAAACGTAGGAAACGGTGGAACTGCTGGTAAAGACCACGCTCTATTCGGAGACTTCTCTAAATGTCACATTGCTCAGTTTGGTGGACTAGATATTCTAGTAGACCCTTACACTGACGGTGGTATTGGACAAACAAGAATGATTGTTACTTCTTTAGTTGATGGAGACTGTGTACAAAATGACACAGCATTCGTTAAATTAATCGAGGCTTAATTATATTTTTAATTGGTGGGAGGGTAAAACCTCCTACCATTTATTTTTTAAAATGGAATACTACGACTACAACTTTAACACTTTACGAGGGACTAACTATGTACCTTATGGTAAGTTAGTACTAAAGACTGGACCAGCTACTACTGCAATATCTTTAGCAGAGGCTAAGGCTTTTCTAAGAGTTGATTCCGATTATGACGATGACGATAGTTATATCACTTCGTTAATAGGTGTTGCTACTAATGTAGTAGAACAGTTTACTAGACGTAGATTAATCACACAAACATATAATATTTACTACGATGAGTTTCCTCCTTTTATGGATTTACAAGTAGGTAACGTAGCTAGTGTTACTCACGTTAAGTATTATGATACCGACAATACATTACAAACTCTTGATACATCTCAGTACGATGTTGATATAAGAGTAAAACCAGGAAGGATATACCAAGCTGAAGACGGTAACTTTCCAGACACTTACGAACGAGCTAACTCTGTAGAGGTTGAGTTTGTAGTAGGTAGTGCAGCTTCTGATGTTGAAGATGCTATAAAACAAGCTATGTATATTGTAATAGGAAGATATTACGAAAACCGACAAGACGTGGTAATGGGTACACAAGTAAACGAATTGCCATTAATGGTTGAACATTTACTAACTCCTTACCGTTTGCTAGAACTATGATAATAGGTAAACTAGATAGAAAACTAAAGCTCTACACACAAACTTACTCTACTAACGCTTATGGCGAGAGAGTGGTTTTAGATAATAGTTATGTAACTATATATGGAGACTTTGACTTTAAGTCTGGTAATACTACCTATGATGCTGACGATTTAATTAACTCGCAGACTATAGAGTGCTTAATAAGATACCGAACTAACATAGGCACTACTCCACAATACTTTATTCAGAATGGCTCTACTAACTATTCTATAAAAGCAATAAAACAAGTAGGCAATAGAAAGGACGCAATGATACTTACGTTAGAGAAAAATGACGTAGTAGACTTATCTACAGTTGCTCCAAATCAATTTGTATTTACAATAGATACTGCTAACCTTTCTGATGGCTCTACACTTAACACACAATTTAAACTACCTACTGTAGCTTCTGGCTCTTATAATTGTACAGTACTATGGGGAGATGGTAGTAGTAGCACAATAACTAGCTACAATCAAGAAGAGATAACACACACTTATAGTAGTGCTGGAGAGTATCAGATAAGCATAGAGGGAACTATACAAGGGTGGCAATTCAATAACACACAAGATAGGCTTAAAATACTTAACATCAGTAACTGGGGTACTTTAAATATATCTACCAATAAAGCATTCTTTGGATGCTCTAATTTAGAAGCTAACGCTACTGACTATCCTACAATATCTACAGATAGTTTTGTAAGTATGTTTGAAGGTTGCACTAACTTTAATGGTGTGGTAGATGATTGGAATGTATCTGGTGTTTACTTCTTTGACAAAATGTTTAAAGACTGCTATTCTTTTGACCAACCGTTAAATAGTTGGAATACGGAAACCTCTGGTAGTTACATTTCTGTTTTTGAAAACTGTTTAACATTCAATCAAGACTTAAGTAATTGGGAGGTAGAAGCAGTTATAGATATGAGTAGAATGTTCTATAACTGTGTACAGTTTAATGGAGATATATCTTCTTGGTCTATTCAAGATACTGAGGATATGAGTGAAATGCTCTTTAATTGTGATAGGTTTGACCAATCTTTAGCTGGTTGGAATATAAGCAACGTTGCTAACTTTACTAACTTTATGCAGAACGCTAGTGGCTTATCTAATGCTAACTACGATGCAACTCTTATAGCTTGGGCAAGTGGACAAGTAGAGTCTGATATAAATATTAACTTTGGAGGTAGTCAATATACATTTAGTGCATTCTATTCTAAGCTATCATTAATAGAAGACGATGGATGGACTATCGTTGATGGTGGACTATTTGACCCAACACCAGCTCAGTACTTAAGTGTACTAAACGATAGAGTAGTAGCTGCTGGAGGCGTAATGGAAAACACTACAGATACACTAGCATTCTTAAATGAACTTAACGACATAACATAATGGCAGAGGGACTACTAGACAAAGCGAATATTATTTTAACTCCTACTGGTTATAAGGCTGGTACTATGTACAACGTAGCACCTATTGAGCAGCCATATGAGGACTTTGTATTCTCTAGAGCATCAGTTGCTAGTAGAGTTAATTCTAGTGGCTTAGTCGAGATGGTAGGTAGAACTTTAGGAAGTAACTTAGTACAGAATGGAGACTTTAGTGAGATAGGACCAGACTTAGTACAGAATGGTACTTTTGACTTAGGTAGTGAATTAAACGATTTAACTTGGAGTGCTTTTGGAGGTTGGAGTATAGTAGATGGAGTTGCATCTAATGATGGAAGTGGAAGCACGATAGTTAATGAAATTTTAGAGATTGGTAAAACGTATAAAATAACAATACAATTATCTACTTACACAAGTGGTAATTTTTCTGTATTTCTTGGTAGTGGCACAGAGTCATCTCAATTTAATGGAACAGATGAATTTACTTTTTACGGAGTATGTAGTGGAGATGCTTACGCAAGAGTGAAATCTTATAGTGGTATTGGTTCTATAAATATACAAAACGTATCAGTTAAAGAAGTACCAGATTGGACTGTTACAGATAGTGATGCTAATAATTATGTAGAGTTTACAGATGGATTTGCTAGACTAAAGTTTTTAAATACAAGTCCAATTACAATGTTAAATAGTTCTTTAACATTACAAGCTAATAAAAATTATAAATTAATAGTTGACGTACACGATGTAACTAGTGGTGCTATTAAGATTGACTCTGCTGGAATGTCTGAGCTTTTTAATACAGAAGGTGTTACAACAAGATATTTAAATCCAACTGGTAATACTTCTTTAACTTTTTACAGAGCAACTGCTGATGTTGATATAACTTTAGCTAGTGTATCAGTACAAGAACTAGACCCTAATGACTATTGGATTTTAGGAACTGGTTGGAGTATAGGAGATGGTAAGGCTACAAGTAATGCTTCTGCTAATTCTTACTTAAATCAATCCGTATATACAATAGGTAATACATATAAATTAACATTTGAAGTTCTTGAAGGAACTATCGAACTTAGGTCTGCTCATTATAGTAGTGGTGTAGGTTATTATGCAACAGGAACACACACAGTATATGTAATTCCAACAACAGCAGACACTAACTTTTATGTTTACACAGGATTTGGTCAAACATCAATAACCAACATAGTAGTCCAAGAAGTAATAGACACCAACAACATTCCAAGAATAAACTATGATAGTAATGGAGAGAATGGGCATTGGTTGTTAGAGCCTACTTCTACTAATATATTACCTTATAGTGAGGACTTTAGTAATGTTACGGAAAATGCTTTAACAGTAACAGATAATGTAACAACAAGTCCACAAGGATTAAGTAATGCTGCAAGTATAATTCCAAATAACACAAATACAGTACATTATTTAAGTTATCCAAATAATACAACTGGAACAGTAACGTTTTCTATTTACGCTAAATCTAACGGCTATAACTTTATATTTTTACACTTATACGATGGTAGTAATGGTAGAGCTTGGTTTAATTTAGAAAATGGACAAGTAGAAACAACTGATGCCTCTATTACATCTAAAATAGAATCGGTTGGTAGTGGTTGGTATAGATGTATTATAACAAGAGTTTTAACAGGTAGTTTAATTCAAGCAGACATTGCAGTTTCTAATGCAGATAATACAGTTGTATTTCCTGGAGATGGAACAAGTGGAGTTTATATATGGGGAGCACAACTAGAAGCCTTACCCTACGCTACATCATACATACCAACACTAACTGGAAGTACAGAGACAAGAGCTACAGAGACTGCAGCTGGTGCTGGTAGTGCTGACTTAATAAACTCAACAGAAGGAGTATTGTACGCAGAGATAGCTGCTTTGTCTAATGATGGTACAACAAGAAGAATATCTTTGTCAGATGGAAGTATATCTAATAGAGTATCTTTAGAATTAGACGAAACATCTAATAAAATTAAAGCATTTATTTCAAATGGTGGAGTAAGTCAGATATTAGAATATACTGCAAGTGATTTAACTCAATACAATAAGATAGCCATTAAATATAAAGCTAATGATTTTGCTTTATGGTTAGGTGGAGTAGAAAGAGACACAGATACACTTGGCAGCGTTCCTATTGGATTAAATACACTTGAATTTGCACAAGGTAGTGGCGTACAAAATTTCTACGGTAAATGCAAAGAACTAGCAGTATTTGGAGAAGCATTATCAGATGATGAGTTAGAAAAATTAACTTCTTGGAGTTCATTTAACGCAATGGCTACAGATTTAGGATATACAATAGAATAAGATATGGCAGCGACTATTAAATACGGAGACACTAAATGGGCTGTAAAAGACGGCAATACTTTAGGGTATAATGATGAGAATAGTTTTAAGCCAGTACCTTTTGACTTTACTAGAAATAGCATAGGAACAAGAGTAGATAGAAATGGCTTAATAGAGACTATAGGAAACAATATACCTAGAATAGACTTTACAGATAATACTGATGGTCATTTATTACTTGAACCACAGAGTACAAACTCATTGACTTATAGTGAGGATTTTAGTAATACTTATTGGAATCCAAATGATATTAGTGTAGAAAGCAACGCTGCCACTTCTCCTAATGGTGCTACAAACGCATTTAAAATTACTATAACTGATGTTACTCCTTATCTTGGCAATTTAAACATATCTTTAATTGTAGGAAATACCTACACTCTTAGTTGTTTTGTTAAAAAAGGTACTAATAGATGGGTAAGATTAGCTAGTGTTTCAAGTGCTAGTACAGGTGCTTGGTTTGACTTAGATAATGGGGTAGTAGGTACTGTTAATTCTACATCTGCAACTATTGAAGATTATGGTGATGGTTGGTATAGAATTACAAACACACTAACCTCTATAAGTGGTTCTAACGATGTATTTCTTGGTCTTTCAGGTGTTGATGGTAGCACAAGTGGTTCTAGTGTAATTGGAAACAATGTATTCGCTTGGGGTTTTCAAGTAGAAGCCTTATCATACCCAACTTCTTACATACCTACTAATGGCTCAACGGTTACTAGAGCATCAGAAACTTGCACCAACGCTGGTAATAGTACATTAATAAATAGTACAGAGGGTGTGTTATATGCAGAAATAAGTAGTTTTAAAAATGGTGGAATAGGAGATAGAACAATATCTATTTCAGATGGAAGTACACAAAACGCTATACAATTATTTCTACACAATACAGCAAATAGAATAAACTTTAGATTAAGAAGTGGTGGTAGTTTAGATGTAAACATTTCAGACTTTACATTTGAACAAAATCAAATAAATAAAATTGCTTGTAAGTATAAATCGGGAGATTACGCTTTGTGGATTAATGGTGAAGAAAGAGCTACATCTACAAATAGTAGTTTACCATCAGGATTATCTGTATTAGCGTTTGATGATGGCTCATTATACGAATTTTACGGTAAAGTAAAAGCAGTAACAGTATATAACACAGCTCTAACAGATGCTGAACTAACAGAACTAACAAGCTAAGATATGTCTAAACTAAGAATGACAGAAATATGCTATCCAGAAGTAAAGAGCTACTTTATTGTATGGAATGATAAAAGAGAGATAGTTTCTTGGGGTGCATTAGAAACCTACCAATGTATAGAAACTAAGTGGGAAGACGTAGATATGTACACAAGTGAGTTAGACTGGGTAAATGTATTAATAGATAACGGTATAAATCCTTTTGACTACTAATGATAGTATCAGCTAAAATAGATGAGAGAGAGCTTAAGTCTTTGATTAAGGACTTAGAGAGCCTTAATATGTCTGATAGCAAGAATAAAACTATCTTGAGACAAGGTATGCGAAAAGCTGCAAAGCCTATACAACAAGAGTTAAAAGACTTAGTACCTAAGAAGAGTGGTCAGCTAAGAAAGTCTCTAGCTGTAATAAATGGTAAGAACAGAAGAGGTAGACCACCAGCAGTATATATTGGACCAAGAGTTAAAGGTGCTTATGCTGATATGAAAAAGACTGGATTCTACTTTTACTTTTTAGAGTATGGATTTAGAGGTATTCCAGGACTAAGAATGTTAGATAGAGCTGCAATGAATAAAGGTAGTCAAGCACAAAATGACGTAATAAACCAAGTAAAAAAGCTCATTGATAAAAGAATGAAGTAATGGAGATAGGTAAAGTAGTATATAATATTTTAGGAAACGATGGCAATGTAAGTCCATTAGTAACTACTGATGGCAATAAGCGTATATTCCCATCTAGATATAACTTTCCTACACAAAGTAAGTTGCCTTATATTACTTATCAAATGGTAGCAGATATACCTAACAACACTAAGAACGGTGTAAGTGAATACGACTATGTAACTGTTCAGATAAGTATGTACCATAATAACTACGCTGACTTAGTAGCTTTAGCTGGACACGTTAGAACGGCTCTAGACTACGTTAGTGGCACTTATAGTGGTGTAGTAGTAGACAAGATATTCTATGAGTCTCAAGACGAGCTATACGATGATAGTGCTGGAAGTTTAGGCTTTTACGGTATAAGACAAGATTACAGATTTAACATAAATAGATAGATATGTATAAAATTAAATTAAAAAAAGATATTGAGTTTCGAGGTGTAGAATACATCAAAGGCGAGACTTATGAGGTTGGTAGAAAAGAGCGTAATCATTTTGCTAATGAAGACGCTATTGCAAAGCCGACAAAGAAGAAATCTAAGGAAGTCGAAACTTCAAAAGATTTAGATAACTAGTTATAAATTTTAAATAAAAGAGAAATGATTTTTAATGGAACGGATTTAATCCTAAAAGTAAGTCCTTCGGATGGAGGAGCTGATGCGAAGCTAATGCACTCGCAAAATGTAAGTTTAAGTATTAACGTAGACCCTATAGACATCTCTAACAAAGATTCTGCTGGTTTCAGAGACATCATTGGAGGTCAGAAGAGCTTTAGCCTTAGTGCTGATGGTCTTATGGACTTTAATCCAGCGACTGCTGCTGATACTGAAGTAGATGAGTTGACTACACAAATGTTAGCAAGAACTGCTGTAACATTTACATTCACTCTATCTTCTACTGCTGCTGGAGACTATTTCTATAGTGGCTCTGGATTTGTTACAAGTCTAGAAATTTCTGCTGGTACTGAAGATGCACCTACTTACTCTTGTTCAATCGAGGGAACTGGAGCATTAACTGTTACAACTGTATAATCCTTTTGTTGGTTGGGGTATGGGCTTCGGCTCTGCTCCAACTAATAAAACTAATAACCAACAAAATGTACGAAATAGTAATAATAAACGGTAAAGACTACCCAGTTAGATTTGGGATGAATAGTCTAAGAAACTTCACTAAGGCAACTGGTAGAAGTTTACAAGATTTAGACAAGCTAGGAGAGGGAATGAGTTTAGATGATGCTTGTCAATTAATTCTAGCTGGTTTACAAGACGGTGCTAGAGTTAGTGGAAAAGAATGTTCTTTAAATGTTGATGGTGTTGCAGACCTTTTAGATGATGACTTTGATGCTTTAAATAAAGTATTAGAGGTATTCTCTACACAGTTTTCTGCTAAGTTTGAAGATGAGGGAAACGTGAAAGCCACGAAGAAAGTGGCGAAGACAAAGAAATAAACTGGGATAGTCTAGAGGCTGTAGCTTACGGTCTAGGACTTTTACCTAGTCAGTTTTGGGAGCTAACATTTCACGAGTTCTTTTGTATTCAAAAGGGTAGGAATGATAGGTTTGAATTAGAGCAGAGGTTTGAGTGGGAAAGAGTACGTTGGTTGGCGTGTTGTAACTTACAGCCACATACTAAGAAAGGTCAATCCTTAACCCCAGAAAAACTTATAAAGTTTGAATGGGAAAAGACTAATAAAGAAATAGACATCGAACAACAAAGAAAGAGAGCAGAGTATGTTAAGAAGAAATACGAATTGCTAAAAAAGAAAAATGGCTGAGAAGAACTTAAGTATTAAACTATCGTTAAACGATAAGCAGTTTCAGAGTAACCTCAAGAAGTCGATGAGGTCAATGAAAAAGTTTGGTAATAATATGAAGTCTTTAGGACGTACTATTTCTACTGGACTTACTTTACCTATTTTAGCTTTTGGAGCTGCAAGTGTTAAAGCATTTGATGAACAGATAAAAGCAGAGACATCGTTAAGAACTGCACTAGGAAACAATGCAGAAGCATTTGCTAACTTAGCTGAACAAGCTAGGGAATTACAAAAGGTTACAATATTTGGAGATGAGGCTACTTTACAAGCTCAATCATTTCTAGCTCAGTTAGGACTTAATGAACAAGCTATCTTGCGACTAACTCCATTGATTCAAGACTTCGCTACTGCTCAAGGTATTCAATTAACAGATGCTGCTAAATTAGTTGCTAAGTCAGTAGGCTCTAGTACCAATGCTTTATCTCGTTACGGTATAACTATTGAGGGTGCAGTAGGAGAGCAAGAAAGACTACAGAGTGCAGTAGATGCTCTTACAGTTGCTTTTGGAGGTCAAGCTGAGGCAATAGCTAAAGAAGGTCTAGGACCGTTACAACAGCTTAAAAACGAATTAGGAGATGTATCTGAGAAGTTTGGAGAGATTATACTAGAATTTATAGACCCTTTAACAAAAGGTCTACAAAAAGTATCAAAGGCATTAAGCAATCTAACAGAAGAACAAAAAAAGAACATAGTAAAATATGGAGCTATAATAGCTGCTGTAGGTCCTTTGTTAATTGTGTTTGGTAGTTTAGTAACTACATTGACTACATTAATACCTTTAGCTATAAGTTTTGTAGCTGCAATTAATCCAATAACTATTGCAATAGCTGCTGCTGGTGCAGCTGTTTTATATCTTGTCAATAGGTTTAGAGACTTACAAAAAGAGTACGAAGAATATAATGAAGTAGTAGGAGATTTTGAGCCTATTGCTCCATTTGTACCTACTACAACGCCTACAACGCCTACAACACCTACTATTGAAAGGAGTACAATACCAGAAAGAATAGAGCCAATAAAGGCATTAAAGGTAGAGTTACAAAGCATTCCAGATGTTTTAGATAAAATTGATGTTTCATTTAGCGAGACATTTACTAAAATGGAAAGAATGGCTATGATGGTTTCTAGCACTATTAGAAATGCTTTTTTATCTACTGCTGATGCTTCAGAACAAAGTAGCAAACAAATGATAGCTTCAGCTAAAAATGCAGCAAGAGAACAAATTAAAATAGCTTTAGCTACAGCAGTAGCTGAACAAATGAAATCAATTTTTGCTTCTGTACCTTTTCCATTTAATTTAGCTTTAGCTGCTGGAGCTGGTAGTATTGTAGGAAGTTTATTCTCTAAAGTAATTCCAGCATTTGCTGAAGGTGGATTAGTTAGTGGAGCTACTTTAGGTATGGTAGGAGAAGGACCAGGAACTTCTATGAGCAATCCAGAAGTGATAGCTCCTTTAAATAAATTAAAATCAATGATAGGAGGAGGAGGAGATGGTGTACAAGTATTTGGTACAATAAGTGGAGCTGATATATTACTAAGCTCAGATAGAGCAAAAAACAATAGAAACAGAACAAGAGGATACTAATGGCTAGACTAAAAAGATTAGAGAGTAGTTTTCAAAGTGATAATGGCACTTATTACCGTATAGAAGTATATGATAATAATGCTTCTGCACCTACATTATACACTCCAGACTTAGGACCAGATGGATTTACTTTGACATATCAGACTAACGATAACGATAGATTTACTGGACTAATACCTTCTGAGGTTAAATTTGATATAAATGTAACAATAGGAGGAGAGCAAGGTGTTGTAGATGATATTAGAACAAGTGCTTATGGAGATTGGGATATTGGTATATATATAAGTGATGACGATGTTACCTATAATAGATACTGGTTTGGTATATTGCTAAATGATATATCTCCAGAGGCTGATGCTTCTTACCCTACTAGAATAACTCTAACTGCTGTATGTGGACTAGCACCTTTAAAAGATATTCCATTCAATAGAAATATTGGTTATGAAACACCATCTTCATATCAAACTATCAACTATTTTAGACTATCCTTTGTCAATCAAATTAGTACTGCTGACAATTACTTTGGAGCTAACGATTTATTTATAGCTACTTTTGTAGATTGGACTACTGATACAATGACTAGACAAGTACAAAGAGACCCTTTGAATGCTAGTAGATTTAACTTTATGGCATTTGTAGATATTGCTGACGATGGTAGCAGAAACTATAAAACTGCATTTGAGTTATTAGATAGCATATGCAAATCTTGGGGAATGAGATGTTTTATGTCAAATGGTAGATGGAATCTAGTACAAGTAAATCATTATGCAGACTGGAAAACTCCTTCGACTCAGTACTATCGTTATTATAAAAAAGGTAGCAGTAATTCTTATGCTAGTGGCAGTACATCAGTCGTATTTACAGAAGGATTTAACATAAAAAGATATGGTGGCAAGTTTGACTATTTACCTATTTTAAGAAGTGTAGAAACTAACTACAATCACTTACAGCCGTTCGATATGCCATTCTTCTACTATAACATAGATGGCGATACTTCGACACAATATCAGACTACACTTAACGAGATACCTATATGGAATGGCTACCAATGGAACAACTCTAACTATACTGGTGCAGCTTATTCTATTAACAACGCTCCTACTGATAAATTAATAATCTCTTTAGGTAATGTAAATGCTTTAGCTGGTAGTAGTATTTTATTAAATAGAGACTTTACAACTAGATACAGTCAAGGTATTTCTTTTTCTGATGTAAGTGGCTCACAGCAAAAGGTAAGAACAGATTTATTTGCTAGATTTAAATTAGTAGGAGATTCTGCTACTTATTATTTTCCTTTATCTACTGCATTAGCTATGGATTGGACAACTACTGACCAATTTACATTAACTGATACTATACCAGCAACTTATTTAAACAATACTGTAGGGTCTTTAGAGCCAGCAATTAATATAAATATACAAACTAATGAGCTACCAGTTGATGGAGATTTATTCTTCGAGATATTCGCTGAATGCTACTATCAACTTTATGCTAATGCTTTAGCTATATTAGGAGAGATAGAAATAACTGAAGCTACAACGACTACTCAAGAAGATAATATCTTAGTATTTTCTGCTCCAGAAACAAGTTCAGAGCAAGGAATAAAGTACCTATTAGATAATGAAGTACTATCTGCTAAGTTCTTTAGAGCATTTAACGCTCCTGGAGGAACTACTATTGAAAATGGTGTAAAGTTTGAGATACCAGAATTATTTATTGGAACTGGACCTACGAGTGGAGCAGTAGGTAGATTAGAGACATACAACTATACTACTACTTCTTGGGAAAACGGTACTAACGCTACTTGGAAAGCATATGGCTCTGGTACTGGTGTAGAGTTTACACAGCTTTTAGTAGAGGAAGTATTAAAAGGTCAAGCTGAAGGAGCTAAGGTATTTAACGGTAGTTTAAAAACAGTATCTGGATTTATACCACGTTATCTTAATGGAATAGAAATAGATGGCTCTCCATATATACCTTATCAATGTTCATTTAATGCTAATGAAGATACTTGGTCTGGAGAGTGGTATGGAATAGAATTAAGTACTAACACACAAAATGTAGAAGTAAACATAACATCATTTGACGTTTTTGATGGTCAAGAAGCAACTGGTGGAGGAGATATATTTTTCTAATTATGGCAACATTATCAAATTATTTAAGAGGGGAATGTGTAGCAGTAGTACAAAACGATACTACTAGCCTTACATTAAGTTCAGTAACTATTATACCTTCTACTGGCTCAGATAGATTATTAGTGTCTGGAGATGTGATAATAATAGTATGTGCTGATACTGGCTTTCCTATACAAATTACACTTAATTCAGATGTAACATATACTGGAGCAAAACTTAACTTTGCATCTACTACCGTTAAGCAGTTAATACCAGCTGGTAGTATAGTTATACTAGACAAAGACTACAAGTATAGGTCTTTATTTAGAGACTATACTATAGTAACTCATAAACTATATGAGACTGGTAATACTCACGGTAATACAAATCTTATAGACCCACAATACCCATCTAACATAACAGTAAATGCTGGTACAACTTGGAGTGATGGGGATACTTTAGCTAACTCATATATAAATAACAGTATATTTAGAAGTCCACACGAAGGATTTAAGTTAGAAAGAGTAACGTGGGATGTTAATACAGATGCTCCTCCCGAACGCAACTGTGAGTTTTCTTTATGGGCTAAGCCTATAACTGAGAACGGTAATACAGCTACCGATATAGAACTGATAGACACTTTTGCAATAACATCTCAAAACGACTCTAACTATGTATTTAATAGAGACATAGTACAGACTGGTAGTTATGATAACAATGTATGCTTGATACCAGCATTTAGAAAAACTGGTAGAGCATCAAGCTCAGATAATTTTTACGCAACTTTAACGCTTTTAATAAGCACAGACCCTAGACAATAATGAGAAATTTAATGAAAGAAGTAGGAGACGTTCTAGTATTAAATACTACTACATTTACTTTTGTAACATTAGCAGACATAGAAGTACTACTCAAGATAGTTCTTTTACTTATGTCAATTATATACACTACAGATAAATACATCTACAATAGAAAACGTAAAAAGAATAAATGAATCTTGATATTTGGAAGAAAAGCGTAAAGAAAGTAGAAGAACAGATGGCATTGAAATACTTTAAGCTAAGTGAGTTTGATGATGCTCCAGGAACTGGCAAGAATATGAAGAAAGAATTTCTCACTAAGCTAGACAAGGCTAGAGCCATTGCTGACGTACCATTTAAGATAACAAGTGGCTATAGGTCCAAAGAAACAAATAAGAGGGTTGGAGGTGTTTCTACGTCAAGCCATTTAAAAGGTTTAGCAGCAGATATTTCTTGCAAAGATAGTAGCACTAGACAAAAGATAATTAGTGGCTTAATAAAAGCTGGATTTACTCGTATTGGCATAGCCGATACTTTTATACATTGCGATACTGACAAAGATAAACAAGATGCTATATGGCTATATTAGGAAACATATTAGGAAACTTATTAGGGAAAGCAGATACTATAATCGACGAAGTAATCACGAGTCAAGAGGAAAAGCTAAAACTAAAAAACGAACTTCAAAAAATAATACAAGAGCAAGAAGCTCTAATAGAGCAAGAAGTTACTAAACGATGGGAGTCTGATAACTTGCAATCTAGTTGGCTACCTAGAAACATTAGACCTTTAGTATTAGCTTGGCTTGTAGTTTCGACTACATTGCTTATATTTATAGACGCTGGAGTTATCACATTTACTGTAGAAGAGCAATGGGTAGACCTATTGCAAATAGTTCTTATAACTTGCATAGGTGCTTATTTTGGCTCAAGAGGTTTAGAGAAAATTAACAAAAAATGACAAAGGAAAAAAGGTATAGACTTAAAGAAGATGAATGGCAATTAGTAGACAAATACAGAAACGACAAGGAAAGGCAATCTTTACTAAATGATGAGTGTGAAGCTGTTGGTATTAATCCTAGTTCTGTTAGCCATTATTGGTACAAGAGCCAAAAGTTCTCCATATTTGCTAAACCCAATGAATTTACTAAAGATGAATTTTTACAATCTATTGAGGACCTTATATCCAACTATGCTCCTAAGTATCCCGCCATTGATTATCCTATTAGAAAGGATGGACACTTACTTATAATAAATCCAGCAGACGTACATATTGGTAAGTATGCCGATGCTACAGAAACTGGTAGCGACTATAACATAGAAATAGCTAAAGAAAGAGTTAGAGAAGGTGTCAAAGGTATTCTAAGAAACGCTGAAGGCTTTCCTATAGAGCGTATATTGTTCTGCATAGGTAATGATATACTACATACAGATAACGTACATAAGACCACTTCAAGAGGCACTCCACAAGATACAGACGGTAAATGGTATAAACACTTTACAGAGGCTTTAGAGCTTTACGTTGAGGTAGTAGAGATGCTTATGCAAATAGCTCCAGTCGATTGTGTACATTCTATGAGTAATCACGACTATATGAGTGGATTCCATTTAGCACACGCTTTAAAGTCTTGGTATCGTAATACAGAAGCTGTAACTGTAGATGCAGAGCCTAAGCACAGAAAGTACTATAAATATAAAAATAGTCTAATAGCATTAACTCACGGCGATGGTGCTAAATTGCCTTCATTGCCTTTATTAATGGCTCAAGAAGAGCCTAAGATGTGGGCTGATACTAAATATCGTTACTGGTATTTACATCACTTACACCATAAGCAACGCTATAAGTTTATGAGTTCTTTTGATAATATAGGAGTAACAGTAGAGTTCTTACGTTCTCCAAGTGGTACAGATTCTTGGCACTATCAAAAAGGTTATACTGGTAGTATTAAAGCTGTAGAAGGCTTTATTCATAACGAATTTGGTCAAATAGCACACTTAACTCATATTTTTTAATATATTTGCAACGTTTTTTGGTTAACTTTTTTAGTTAACGTGTTGTATTTGTTTTGATAAAAGGAGGGTATTTTCTGAGAATATCCTCTTTTTTTATGCCTATTTTTAAAAAAGATTAACAATTCTCTTATCTAGTAACTGTAAATAAATACACTTTTTTTGTGTAAAAGTTTGCACAGTAATTTAGAAAAGTATACTTTAGCACCATCAAACAAACTAAAACAACTAACAATGAAAACAAACGATTTACACAAACCAACTTACTTAGATGCTAAAATGGAATTAGGTACAGAGGTACAATTCTTTAGCTATACATTAACTGATTTATGTACTTATAGCGTGATATTAGGCTTTTTAACGGTACTTCTACTAAATTTAATACCTACATACTATACAGAGGTATTAAGCCTTTATAGTGGCTCATTTATTACATTAATCATATTTTACATAAAATGGGGAACAAATTAGAATATTTAAAGTACATCCTAATGTATTTAGGATTTTTAACAATAGTAACATTAACAATTATAAATTATTTTGAATTATGAGAAAGAAAGTAACAAAAGTATTGCAAAGTGGAGACTTCGAGTCTCAGTATGGACACTTCTACAAGTGGCTACTAGAATTTGAAGACGGTTTTAAAGGCGAGTATTTGTCTAAGACTGAAACACAAAACAAATTTATAGAAGGTCAAGAAGCTGACATAGAAGTAACTACAAGAGATTACAACGGTACTAAAATCAACAAAATCAAACCAGCATCAACATTTCAAGGTGGTGGCAAGAGCTTTACACCAGCTCCAAAAGACAATAAGACCCAAGAGTTAATAGTAAAGCAGAATGCACTTACTAACGCTTGTAACATTGTAGGAACTGATGACGTGGCTAAGATTATAGAGATAGCCGAATCTTTTAAGGATTGGGTGTTAAATGATGTTAAACCAAAAAACGATAGCAATGGGACAGACTTACCTTTTTAGTAAAGAAACAAGAGACGAGCATTTCGATACAGATACTAGCTATGCTTTTAGATTAAGAGTAGGACGTGGATGGTTACAATTAAACAAGAAAGCAACTAAACTTGTAGAACACGATGACCATTTAGAAGTAAAGTTAGCTGATTGGTATATAAACGTAGGAGATAAGTTTATTGCAGAAACTGTTATAAGACAAGAGAGATGCAACGATTTACAAGAGTACTATTATTTTTTAAAGAATATAAAAGATGACTAAAAAAGAGAGAATAGATAAAATACTTAAAGAATCTCACTTAATTATTAATGATGCTACTGGTACAGATATAAGTAAGACCAGAAGAGAAGAGGCTAGTCGAGAATCAAGAAAGAAACTAAGAGAGCTAAAAGACTTAGCTCCAGATATTTATGAACGAATAAAACCAGAATTTGATGGATAAGATAGAAAGAGTTAAAAATGTAGTTTGTTATGTTAGTAAGATAAGTAAGAATGAATTATTATCTAAAAGCAGAGAGAGATACATAGTAGATAATAGACGTATGTGTTTCGCACTATGTAGAGATGTGTTAGAATTAGGATGGTCTAAAATTGCTAAAGAATTTAATCTTAATCACGCTAGTATAATACATCATTATAAAAAGCATCAAGATTTTATATCTATTGATGAGTACTACAAAAATAAATATAATGATATTTTAGAAGTATTTAAGCTTCAAATAAATTATGTAGAGCCACAAGAACTTATAAAAGAAGTGGTTAATATTAAAAAGCAACGATATAACGAATACTTAAAACAAAAATTAAAAGAAAATGAAGGTCAAGGACAAAGTGAAACAACTTTTATTGGATAATCCATCTAATAGGGACTCTGATAATAAGCTAATAGCCAATTACTGGCACTTTGAATTATTAAAAAAAGGTGTAGATTTGAATGAGTTAAGTGCTTTTGATTTGCTTAAGTATTATGCTGAAAGCAAACTAACTAACGCTGAGTCAATTAGACGAATGAGAGCGAAGCTACAAGAAGAGCATCCAGAGCTAAGGGGTAGAAAGTACCAACTAAGACAAACGACACTAAAAAACAAAGTAAGAAAGGAGCTAGGATATGAAGCGTATTAGAGTAGAGAAGTCTAAGAACTTTACAACAATCAACAATGAATTTATCTTTAATAAAGATTTATCACTAAAAGCTAAGGGGATGCTATGCCATCTCCTGGCTTTACCTAATGAGTGGAAGCTATATGTAGAAGAGGTGGAAAAGTGGCACAAAGACGGTAAAAAAGCTATTTATAGTGCATTTAAGGAACTTACTGAGAATGGCTATATGAAAAGAGAGCAAATAAGAGACAATGGAAAGTTTAAAGGTTATGATTATGTAGTCTATGAAGTACCGTATAGCCAAAAACGGAATACCGAAAAACGGTATGCCGAAAATGGCACACTATTAAATACTAATACTAAATTAAATACTAATATAACTAAAACAGAAAGGGACTATCCGTTTGAATTAAATTTAGAAGCTTGGAAACTTTGGAAGGAGTTTAGACGTAAAGAGTTTAGAACATCCTACAAGACTTTAGGAGAGAATGCAGCAATAAATAAGCTGCTGCGACTTTCAGACGGTAATAAAGACGTACAATCTGAGATAATACAACAATCAATGGAAAACTCTTGGAAGGGACTGTTTGCCGTTAAAAGCGAGAAAAAGCGTAAGGTCCAGGAGATACTTACGGAATACGAAAAAGGACTAGAACTATTAAACCAACAATTCGATGACTAAAGAACAAACAGTAGAGCTTAATTTACTCATAGCTACTTTTAGATGCTTTAACGAGCAGCTATATAACCTAAAGGGTAATCACTCTGGAATAGTAAAGCAGAAATTTAATAGGCTACTAAAGGTAGCAGCTCAATATGAGAAAGAAGTTGTACATTTAACGCAAGGAAGCGAACAACTAGAAACCATTTACGATGGTCTAATGGAGATACTAATAGAAGTTAAAAGACAAGTATATGAAGACTGATTATAATAAAGTAGTAGAACGTAAGGATGTAACTGTAAAGAATATGCTAAATATGTATAAAAGCCATCCTAGATTTAAAAGAAAGATAACTTGGGATGCTTTTTACCTTATTACTGGCTGGAAGCATATACCTAACGAAAAGATAAAAAAATGAAAGACAAGTCAAAACAAATATGGAGCATATACGCTAAAGACATTAAAGCACTTAAGAACGGTGTTTACAAGTTACTATCTGAGATTTACCTACAGCTAGGACAAAAACCAGAAAACGAAATAGTAGTAATGATGACCAATAGCTTTACAGACGATTTAGCTACTTCTTACTCTACAATGGAGCTAGAAGAGGTAAAGTTTGCTCTTAACAAATACATAAGGGAAAACGACCCACCAATCTTTGTAACATTCCAACGCTTAATAAAGCAATTAGAGACTACAAAAAGACTAAGGCACTAAGAAAGCAGACGAATCAAATAGAACAATACTCCCTTTACAAGAAACGAGTGGAAAGTATGGGTAAGGTGTTGAGTAAAAGAGAAATAAAAAAGATAGGTAATGGCGACCACAATAAGTAAACTAAAGAAAAAGTTAGATTCTTTGTTTAGTCAATACATTAGACTTAGAAATGCTGACCATTTAGGTAGAGTCAAATGCTTTACTTGTGGAACTGAGAAGCATTGGAAA